GGTTGGAAGGAAGAAGCAGTCCAGTCGCAAGACAAAATTAAATCTTCTTCTAAGAAAAAGCCGAAAGGCGAGGTAAAAGAAAATGTCAACATTTAAAGGAAATGATGGTATTGTTAAGCTAGGTACTAGTGGCGGAACAAATATCGTTGGTGAAGTTAAATCATATTCTTTGGAACATACAAGTGATACTGTAGAAGATACAGCTATGGGTGATGGAAGCAGAACTCATGTAGCAACTTTAAAATCTTTTTCAGGTTCTTTAGATGTTTTTTGGGATGATAGCGACACTAATGGTCAAGGTGCTTTTGTGGTTGGAAATACTATAGAATTAAACCTATATCCAGCAGGTGCTTCAGATACTTATTACAGTGGTTCAGCTATTGTTACTGGTGTTTCAAGAACTGGCTCATTTGATGGTATGGTTGAGGCTTCATTAACTGTTCAAGGTACTGGCGACTTAAGTACAACAACAGTATAAGAAAATGTCAGTTATAGATAACGCAAAGAAACATTTTGATAGCATAGAAACTAAAATTATAGAAGTCCCTGAATGGGGTGATGATGAAAATAATGCTTTAAAGATTTATTGTAGACCAATAACTCTTTCAGAGACTTCTAAATTTATGAAACTAGCTCAAGATGACGAGGTTCAGCTTTTAGTTTATGTTTTAATTTATAAAGCATTAGACGAGGCTGGAGAAAAGTTATTTACAATCGCTGATAAGAAAACCTTATTGGAGAAGGTAGACAGAGATGTATTAATTAGAGTTTCTAGTGAGATGATGAATAATGTCTCGCAGGAAGAAGTTAAAAAAAAGTAATTGAAGATGAGCAGCTATACATAAAATATGCGCTAGCTGAAAAACTAAATAAAACCTTAACTGAAATTGAAGAAATGACAGTTGAGGAGTTTCAGGGTTGGTTAGCTTATCTTGAAATAAAGGAAGAAAGAAATGCGAGCAGTAGGTAAAACAGATTTATTTCTTAGAATATTTGGGTCAGATCAATCCAAAAAGGCGTTTGATAGTTTTAATAAAAATGCAAAATCTGCGGAAAATTCTGTAAAAAGAATTGCGACTGTTTTAGTCGGTGCATTTAGTGTTAAAGAAATAGCTGAAGCTGCCAATGTCATGATTGGTGTTAGAAATAGAATGAACGCCTTAACTGGTAGTGCAGAAAAAACAACATCAGCTATGAATCAGATGAGAAGAATAGCATCTGATTCAAGATCAGACTTTGATGCGGTTGCTATGTTATATACTAGGCTTGCTTTAGCCACAGAACATTTGGGTGCTACTCAAAGAGATGTTGCTGATGCTACTCAAACTGTAGCAAATACCTTTATTATTGCTGGTTCTCATGCTCAAGAGGCAAATAACTCGGCTAGACAGTTAGCTCAGGGTTTAGCTTCAGGAGCTTTAAGAGGAGATGAACTTAGGTCAGTAATGGAAAACAATACCATTCTGACAAAAATGTTAGCTGATGGTTTGAATATGACTATTGGTGAGCTTAGAGAATTTGGTCATGCTGGTAAGCTAACAGCAGAGACAGTTATGCCAATTCTTATTGCTGGAACAAAAGAGACTAATGAGCAAATAACAAAAATGCCCATGACTCTTGGCCAGGCTGCTGTTGCATTGCGTAATAATTTTCAGTTTATGGTTGGTGATATAGAAGAGCTGACTGGGATATTTTCAAAAATGGCTGGGGCTGTAGGTTTCTTAGCAAACAATATGGATGCTATATTGATACCTGTTCTTGTAGTTATTCCTCCTCTCGTACTAGCAGCAGCAAGTGCAATTAACAAGATGAGAGTTGCTTTACTTTTAGCAGCAGCAGCAAACCCATTTACTGCTTTGGTTGTTGGATTGACAACCCTGGTTACAGCAGCTTATATATTTAGAAATGAATTAGTTTATGTTTTCCAGTTAGTTGCAACAAAATGGATTCCTTATCTTGCCCTAAAATTTGCTGAAGGTTATATAAAGATGAGAGGTTATGCACATGACCTATTCATATTGCCCTTAAAAGGAATGTTTGTAGATTCTTTTAATTTTATTTTAAGCAAGTTTAATAATTTTATAGAAAGCGTAAATAAAGTAAGACAGCAATTTGGTGCCAACCCTTTAGATGGTATTACTTTACTTAGCGACCCTAAATCTGCACAAGAGTCTAACAAGAAAAAACTAGAGGCAATAGCTGATTCTGCTGAGCACTTTTTAAACAAAAAGATAGAAAAAATGGATTTACCATCTATGATGGATATCCTTCTTGGAAGGACTGGAAAAGAAGATGATGAAACTGGTTTTGGTAAATTAGGTGCACTTGGACAGTTTTTGGTAGCTGCTGAAGAGGGTTACGGAAAGTTCGTTACCTCAATAAAAACTATGCAAGATGAGATTGGTGATATTATTAAAAATTCGTATGATGGATTGACAAATCTAACTATGGAATTTTTAGAAAAAGGAAAGGCAAGTTTTAAAGATTTTGCTACTTCTATTGTGAGAGAGCTAATAAGAATAGCTGTACAGAAACTATTGCTCGATCAAATGTTTGCATCATTTGGCAAAAGCATATCTGTAGCAAGAGATAATTTTACTGCTGGAAGAGAGTTTGATAAATTAACTGATGGAGGCTCTTTGTTTGATTCTATACCATCAGGAAATGGTGGAGGCTTTACAGGCTTTGGCTCAAGATCAGGTGGTTTAGATAATAAAGGTGGTTTCTTAAGCGTCCTACATCCAAATGAAACAGTTATAGATCATACAAAAACACAACCACAACAAACTCAACAACAAGCACCTACAGTAAACTTCAACATATCAACAGTAGATGCTGCTGGATTTGACCAGTTACTAGCATCAAGAAAAGGATTGATAACATCAATCATAAACAATGCCATGAACAATCAAGGTAAAATGGGAATAGTATAATGTCAGGACAATTTCCAACAAACCCAAATTTTAAAAGTCTTAATTTTAAAGACAATAGACCGACACTTGTTAATCAAACACTATCAGGTAAAAAACAAGTCAGACAAATAGGTGCTCAGTATTTTTCTTTTACAGTTTCAATGCCACCATTACAACAAGAAAAAGCTCAGGAAGTATTTGCATTTTTACAAAACAAAAAGGTTCTTCAGGAGACTTCACAATAGTTGCACCATTAGATAACTTAGGTGCAGGCAAGTCAGAAACAGATATACAAGTAGTTGGAGCACATGTATCAGGAGATGCTACTATAGCCTTAGATGGCTTTACAGCTAACCAGGTAGATGCTTTAAAGGCTGGAGATTTAGTTAAGTTTTCAGGTCATAGTAAGGTGTATATGGTGCAGAACAATATTCAAGCAAATTCTAGTGGAGCACTGACATTACAAATATCCCCAAATCTAGTAACTTCTTTAGCAAATAATGAGGCTGTTACTGTAAATAAACCAAGTTTTACTGTATATTTAGAAAACAACGAAATTATGTATTCAACAGATGCCAGTGGTTTTTATAGTATTTCATTTGATGTTAGAGAGGTTATAATTTAATGCCAAGAAGTTTATCTACTGACTTACAAACTCAAGTATCATCAACATCAACCAAGACAGCTTTTTTAGTTGAACTCAACCTATCATCTACCATTAGATTAACTGATTGGTATTCTGATGTTACCTATGACTCTGATTCTTATGAGGCTGGTGGTTCTTTTCTATCAGTTGATTCAATTATGGAAACAGGCCAATTAGAAGTTAATGAAATCACAATTGGATTTTCTAATATTACAGATCAAGTAAGGTCTTTAGTTCAAGATGGTTCTTTTACAGATAAAACAGTGGATATCCACCTGGCCTACTTTAATTCAGACGAAACAATTGTTGGTGCTATAAATTATTTTACAGGGCAAATTAGAAGCGTATCTATAGATGAAAGCATAAATGGTTCAACACTATCTTTAATAGTAGCTTCACATTGGGCAAATTGGAACTTAACTAAAGGCAGGCATTATTCTGATGAATCGCAACAAGGCTTTAGTACAGGTGATAAGGGTTTTGAATTTGCTACTCAAGTTAAATCAGATGTAAGGTGGGGAATGTAATGTCATTTTGGAGTGCTGTTGGTAAATTCTTTTTAGACGTAGGTACTGCTGTAATTGAATATGCAAAAAATAATCCTGTAAGTTTTGGATTACAGTCTGCCACATTAATTGTAGGTGTTAAAGGCTTCATGCAAGCCAAACAGATGATGGCTAAAGGTCAAGATATATTAGCCAATAAAACTTCTGCTGGAGGCAAGCTACCTGTTATATACGGAACTAGGCGTGTCGGTGCTCAAATAGTCTATATGGATGTGTCTGCTAATGACTCAAGAGATTTATATGTAGTCTATGCCTTATCAGTTGGTGAATGTGATGAAATTATTGGAAGAACTATTGAGCTAGATGGCAATCCTTTAACTGACTCTGCAAGATTTAGAGATGGCGGTTATATTGGCTCAGATAGGATATCTTCAGGCTCAGGCTCATTAAATACAGCTTCGCAAAATGGTACTGGCGTAAATGCTGGTGCTGGTCAATTTGGTAGCAACCCTTCATCAAGATATAGATATGTTATGAATCTGCATCATGGTCAAGCCACACAACTAGCAGACCCCATGCTTGTTGCCTCTATGCCTAACTGGACTACAGCACATAAACTAAATGGTGTTGCTTATATAGCAGCTCACTATGGCTATGACAAAGAGGGTATATGGTCAGGAGTACCTCAACTAACAGTTCAGGTTAGAGGTAAAAAAGTATTTGACCCAAGAGATACAAATCAAACATTTGGAGATGTATCTACTTATCAATATTCAGATAATCCAGCTTTAACATTCTTAGATTACATAACTAATAATGAGTATGGTAAAGGTTTAACTCAGTCACAAATCAATATGAGTACATTTAGTTCTGCTGCTAATGTTTGTGATACACAGGTTGACCAGCCTTATTTCAATGGCTCAGCACAACCTCTTACTTGGTCAGGTAGTATTGGAGATGACTTTATAACCATTGGTGGTACTAATGCTTCTGCTCCTTGGTGGCAAAATAAAATAGGTGAGCAAATATATATTTATGATGCTAATGGTGATGGTGTTATAGATGGAGCAGACATTAAAGAAATACAGCGAAATCAATTTTATGATGAAAATGAAGAACTTATTGTTTATATAGATGACATACTAACTTCAACATATTCTTCACAAACAGGCTCTTCTTTAGTTAAAGTAAAAAGATTTCACTGTAATGGTTATTTAGATGCCAATAAGAATGTCATGGATAATGCAAAAGAATTACTTGCAAACATGCGAGGTATCTTTCTTTATATAGATGGTAAGTATGAGTTATCTATAGAAGATACAGGAACATCTACATTTAATATTACTGACGATCATATTATTTCTGATACTGGTATATCAGTTAACTATGGAAAAAAAGACAAAAAGGCAAATAAAGTTATTGTTGAATTTTATAATGCTAATAAAAAATACGAATTAGATACAGCTACAGTTTTACATGATGCAAGTCCTGAATATTATTCAGATGATGGTGATGAGATTTTAGAGATTAAAGCTGAGTTTCCTTATATAAGTGACCCTTATATAGCCTACAACATGGGTAAGGCAATTCTAACTAGAAGCAGAAAGCAAATGACCATACAGTTCTTAGGAACTCCTGAGATGTATAAGCTGAATGTTGGTGATATTGTGACTCTTAGCTATGTGGGTACTTTTGATACAGTACAAACCTGTAGAGTAGAAGCATTAGAATTAGAGCCTAATGGCTTGGTTGCTGTTAGCTTAATAGAATACTTTGATGTGTATACATGGGAAACTCCACCTGAAGAGCCATTAGAAGAGCTAGCTAACCTACCTTCTGCTTATGCAGTTAAAGCTCCAACAGGCCTGTCATTTACCGATACTGATTCTAGTTCTACAGGCAGGCCATTCTTATCTTGGAATGAGCCAACAGATTTTCCTGATTATCAATACAGGGTTAATGTTGTAGACGGCTCAGGTAACCAGGTTATTAATAGAATAGTAGATGTAGAGAATTGTGATCTTAATTTTGTGCCGACAGGCTCTTATGTTGCTAGTGTTACTTCTTTAAATACTTTAGGCACAGAATCAAACCCAGCTAGATTTCCAACAACAGGAACTTTTACTATAGGTGATGCTCCAGCAGGAACGCCCGATATAAAAGATGAAGCTATTACTGTAGACAAGTTAGGTGATGGTTCTGTTACTAACGTAAAAGTCCAAAATCTTAGTGCTGATAAAATAAACACTGGTGAGCTTAATTTAGGCCAAGCATCAGGAATGGCTGTAAGGCAAACTAAAACTGGTTACACATCTACAGCAACAGGTTTTTGGTTAGGTAATGATGGCGGCACTCCTAAATTTAATATAGGTACTAGCACTAACTACTTAAAGTTTGATGGTACTGATTTGGATATATCAGGAGAAATATCTGCCACTACAGGTGAGATTGGTGGATTTACTATTGGAACAACATCTCTTACCAATACAGCAGCAGATTCTAAAATACAAATAGGTTCAGGCTCTGATGTATTTACTGTTGATGGGGATGGTATTTATTTAGGTAACACATCTTTTGCATCAGCACCTTTTAAAGCACTTAATACTGGTGAAGTACAAACAACAAAAAGTTTTACAGCAGGTGTTGCAGGTTCAGGTGAGATTGCAAAAATGGCTGGAACTGGTGACTACAGATTTTGGTCAGGTAATGAAGCACCAGCAAATGCAAGTTTCTCTGTAGATAAAGCAGGTAAGGTTATTGCTAAAAACTTAGTCTTAAAACTAACAGATGGAACAGTATATTTTGATTCACAAACTGGTTTTAGTAACTCAGCACTATCTCAAATATCTTTAACAACAGGAACAAAGGTTTCTACTATATCAAACACATTTGATGCAGATACAGAATACGAAGAAATTACAGTAACAGAAGATACTGATGTAAATGTTTCAGTAAGTATTGATACAAACTTTGGTGGTAGTGATAGTGATTTTTCATATAATCCTGCTGTTGATGGTTCAGAAAATGACATACCTGATGAATTTACATTAACAATACAACATTCAAGTGATGGTGGTTCTAATTATACTAATGTTTTAACAGACACATTTACAAGAGTAAATGATAGACAAAATCCCAAAACAACACCTGCGGCAGATGAGTATAAAATTAATACCGATACAGATATTCTTTATTTGGGAGACCAAGGTGGTATAAGAATATTAGCAAGTACAACAACATCTTTAAATTTAGGTTGTGTAGATGCTGATGGCAGAACTACATTAACAACTACAGGATTAACATTAACTGGAATTAGTACAGGCACAACTCATAGAATTAAAGCAACAGTATCAACAACAGATACAAGTTATGACACAACAAATAATAATGTTAGCTCTACAGCACCAAGAGTAATTTCTGTAACAGACCCTAGTGGTGATGGTTTTTATGTTGGAGATGGTAGCGGGTCAACAGTAGCACCATCAGGTGATATCACTAGAGTGCAAATAACAACCGCATCAAACAGTGGTTTAACAGGAGGGGCAAATTTTGCTTCAGGTGATGCTTTATTTAGTCTTGCACTAGGTTCTACTTTTGCTGGCAATAAAACCTTTTCTAACAATGTAGTTATTCAAGGAAATTTAGACGTACAAGGGACTACAACAACTATTGATACCACCAACCTAGATGTCAAAGATAAGAATATAACCCTTAACTATGGTACTGGCGATACTTCTGCTAATGCAAATGGAGCAGGATTTACAATACAAGATGCTGTAAGTGCAGGTAATGATGCTTCTTTGACTTGGACTACAGCCAACGATACTTTTAACCTATCGCATCCACTTAGCATAACAGGTGCTTTAACTCTAAATAACACTGCAATATCAGGTGTAAACCAATTGGCCTTTAATGACCCAGGGGTTAACGAAGGTATAGAGTGGACTGGTGGTAATACTAAAATATTTGAATCTCCTGATAACCTAACAAATGCTGCTGGTAACTTACAGGTTGTATGGGGTGGCACTAGAAGACTTACTGTTAATAATAGCGGTATAGATGTTAATGGAAATATAACAGCTTCAGGAAACGTAACAGCAACAGCATATTATGGAGATGGTTCAAATCTTACAGGTGTTACTAGCACCACGATCAACAACAACGCTGATAATAGAATTGTTACAGGTAGTGGAACTGCTAACACGTTAAATGCTGAATCAGGCTTGACCTATAATGGTAGTGCTTTATCTGTAACAGGAACTATCAGCAGTGGTCGTATCGCAGCAACTAATGGAATTGAAGCACAAGGTATATGGATAAATAATAACCAACCATCTTCAAATAATGCAATCTATAGTGGTTATGGTGCTATAGGTAATAGAGGAACATTCTATATTACTAATAGTGGCAATGTTCAAATAGGCAATGGTGCTGGTCATAATGCTAATCCAGCAGCTACATTTACAACTGCTGCATTAATCTTAGGTGCAAATAGAGTCTTACAGATGAATGGAACAACCATTGTGGATGCTTCAAGAAACATATTTACTCCCGAAATAGAACTTGGCGGAGATGCAGAACATAAGCTCCGTTATAGCATTGGGTCAATAATTAGTGGCGGTACAACCCATACCACTGTTTTACAAGGTAGGCAGGTAGATATTTATGGTTATGATGATATTCAAATTAGAGCAGGGTCATCAGATAAAATTGTTCTTACAGCATCAGGCTCTTCTAAAATACAACTTGATGCCAATACTAATATTGTAAATGGAATCCTTAAAATAGGCGGCTCTACTTTTGCAGATCAATCAAGAAACATAACAGCAGGTACTATTAACAGTGGTGCTATAACAGTAAACTCGGCAGGTCAAGGTTCAATTGCTGGGTTTAGAGGAGACAGTTATAACCAAGTCAACATAGCTCATAGTTTAAATACTGGTTGGGGGATGCTACTTACAAACAGTAACAGTGCAGCTAACAGTGGCTACCATAACAGTACTAGTGGAGCAAATAACAGTATAGCAGTTGTAAATGTAAATAATGATGCACTACATTTTGGTACAAATAATGGTCTAAAATTCACCATAGACCATTTAGGAAATTTAAAACATGGTACATCACAAATAACTATCGTAGATACGTCTCGTAACCTAACCAATATAGTTACTATATCTTCAGGCAATATAACACTAGCAAATAATAGCAAGATCAATTTATGGACTACAGCAGGAGCTTCAGGTACTGGAACAATACACATGCCAAGAGGAGGAGCTATAACATTCTATGGGGATGAATCACTTTCTCATTCAATAAGCTCAAAAAACAGTGCAGGTGCTGTTGCTGATGATTTAAGAATTAATAGTTATGGTGCAGTAAATATAAACTTAGATTCAAATAATAATAATTCCTCAGCAGCAGATTTTTTAATTGGTCGGCATGGAGGTGTGGCTGGAACTCTAAGTGATTTCTTTAGAATTAATGGTGAAACAGCAGAAATTACAACCATAGGTGCAATTAGACAAACAATAAGCAATGTCGGTATTCCAACTAATTACAGCTCTTTTACAATGGAAGCAGCAGATGCACAGTTAGACTTAGTTTCTTCAAGTGCAGGTACATGGGGTTCAGCAATAAATTTTGTAGAGGGTGCATCTACTACAGCCAATACAAATAATTGGTCTATAGCTAGAAAAACAAGTGGTGGTGGCAATACTTTAAACTTTAATTTTGGCATAGCTAATCAGCACGACAATACAACGCGAATGACCTTTGCTTCAGATGGTGCTATTACTGCTACAGGTTTTATTACTGGAACACGATTGAGAGTAGGTGATGGTAATGATGGCTATTTCTATAGCGATACAAATGGTAGAACAGCTTTCTCTAGTGGAGACTTTTACCTTCAAACAAGTGTTAATAATTTCTATAATTATGCTACTAACACTTATATGGGTAATACTTCAGGTGACACTATTCACTTTAGAGGTAATGTAATAACAGCAGATAACTGGGGTATACCTGCTTCAGGAACTATAACTAGTACAGGAATAAGAACAGGAACAGCTCAAGCAAGAGTTAAGTTAGGTGTTTGGTCAGGTACTACCTATGGAATAGGTATGCAATCAGCCATGACATATGGAGGTCTTAATGACTATGCCATGACATTCCAGTTTAATAGTGAAAGTGATAGAGGTTTTTGGTGGGGAGATTCTGTTCACACAAATGCTCAAGGAGCAATGGCACTTACCACTAATGGTTTATTAACAGTAGCTAGTGGAATAAGAGTTGGCTACGGTGAAACTGATACAACTATTCCAAGTGCAGGATTAGACGTTAATGGAACTATATCTGCTGCACCCATACATATTCTTGGTGCTACTGGTGGCGATAAACTTGCCTATGCTTCAAATTTTGAAGCTGATGGTGCAAATATACAATTAACCTTAGAAAGGACTAGTTCAGGTTGGGGTGGTATAGGTGCAAGTGGTAACAATGCGTTCATGGTTTATTCTTCATCTATAGTTCAAAGATTTGGGGTTACACAAGCAGGTAGTTTATTAGCAAATGGGGGTACAGAGTTTTTAACAGCAACAAGAGACTTAGTCAATATAGGAACTATCCAAACCAATGGAGATGTCCTTGTTGGAGAGTCAGGGGGTACTGCGTATAACAGTAATGCAAATGGAGTTTTGTACTTTGGAGATGATGACCTTGGCGATCGTCTTGGCTACTCAATAGGTACAAAAAGAAAAGAAAATATAGGTGGAAATTACACTAAATTAAATATTGATTGGCATACAGGAATAACTCTAGGAGCTTCTCAAACTTATGGCGGTGTTAGATTTTTTGATAATTCAGTTGGTTATTACAATAGTACAACTAAATTATTTTCTGTTGGAGAGGGCAGTTCTGATGTAAAAGTATATAACGATTTACAAGTAGATGCAGGAATTAAACTTGGTAGTTCAGCTACTAGGCTAAGCCAATCAGGTGTGCAATTAAAAATACAAACAACAAGTGGTTATTGCGAAATCGGTCCATCAAATAGCAGTTGGATGCACTTTGAAACAGATAGAGCAAGGTTTTATTTTAATACCCTAATAACTGTTGATTCAGGTATTGTGCAATCATATGACGAAGATTTAATTTTAAGAAGAGCACAAAATAGTGCACATCAATTAACAGTTGGTACAACTGGAATTACAGCTACAGGAAATTTAACACTTGATAGCACACTAATGCTCAATTCAGGAGGTTGGTATAAGCAGATTAGAAACCCAAGCACACATGATGCTGTTTTCGGTACTTGGACTGCAAGTAGTGGTTCAAATTCTTGGGGTAATATAAAAGTAGGTGCAGTGGGTTATGCTTATACAGATACCGCTAATGGTTATAAGCAATACAATATACCAACAGGAGCACAAACTGCTTATATGTCCCAGCTTAAGTGGCATAATTGTGGGTATGTTGATGTTCATGGTGTTCAGACGGATGGTGATTTAGTATTTTTGTGCAGAGTTAGTTCATTTCAAGATATTGAAAATTCAAACCATGGTAATGTAGCCAACCATGATGGCCAAGAAATTAGATGTATTGGAACGCGATTGGGAACTGCTGGATTTACAGCAATACGAATAACAAACAGAAGTGGTAGATTTCATTTTACTGGTATAGCTTTTAGCAATCAAAATGTAGAAAATGTTGATAATGGCATTTATCGTGCTGAACAAATAAGAGGCGGTGCTCTTACAGGTATTTACAGTGTAACTACTACAAATAACATTACAGCTTATTCAGACAGACGATTAAAAGAAAATATACAAACACTAGATAGTAAAAAAGCATTACAAATGCGTGGTGTTAGCTTTATTAAAGATGGTGTTGAGGGTAGTGGTGTTATTGCTCAAGAAATAGAAGAAATAGCACCTGAACTAGTAATGACAGCAGATGATGAAATGGGTACTAAATCAGTAGCTTATGGCAACTTAGTTGGATATCTTATTGAAACTGTTAAAGATCAACAAAAGCAAATAGATGAATTAAAACAAAGGTTAGACAATGGCAGTTCCTAACTTTTTAAATCTTACCAATCTAAGTCTAAACAGCGTTCATACTTTTGTTGGTGGTTCTTCAGGAACAGGCGTAACTTTAAATGATTCTGATATAAGAGGGATTACCTATACGCATCCTGAATTTAATGGAGGTGGTCTAAATACAACATCAGGTACAACGATCTCTATGGGACAATTAAGAGGTGCTTCTAATATACAAGTATCAGCAGGTGTTATGCCATTAGGCTTTCCAAATAACAGATGGGGTGATGAAGATGTTACCACTACAAATACATCCTTTCCCCAATCTTTATGCAGAATGAAGGTCACTCTACAAACAGCAAGTAATAGGGTTAAATTTGAAGCTACTTCAGGAAATTCAATTGATGGTTTTGAAACAGTTACACAATATGTAACCTATACAAATTGTGAGGGCAATTCTGTTGATTTCCAAATCAAATGCACCTCTAATGCAGTAATAAACCCTTTATCACCATCTAACACAACTATAACTGGAACATTTAACAGTTACTTAAGCATGACCAATAATACAACCATTCTTTTTGAATGGAAGGCTCAAGCTACTAGCTCAAGCACTTTTGCACAAATAACATCATCAGCAAATATTGTTTTTAGCTTTAGAGTCAGATTTACAGTAAGTGGTGATTACCTCTACTTCCCAACATCAACAACTGCCCTAGAGACTTTTGGCAGAGCATTATTTTTAAGAGCTAATTATAGCTTTGGCGGTGGTGGTGGCGGAGGTGGCGGTGGCCCAGTATAATAATATAATTAATTTTTTAACAAGGAGAATAGAATGGCAATAACATTAACAAGAACAGTACAAAGAATAGAAACATATCCAGCAATGGAAGCACCTGAAGGCGAAACAACTTACCCGACACTTATGGTTGTTTACAATGATTCTTTTGATGACCCTGATGATGAACAGCTTCCAGTAACAGCAACTAAAGTTATACACTTTAACAAAGGTGATGATGTATCAGGCGAAGATCAGTTAGTTCAAACAATAGCAACTGCTATTTGGGCAGAATAGTATTTATTATAATAATATTTTATGTATAATTTAATTTTACTAAACTTATAGGAGAGAATAATGAGTAATGAAGAAAATAATATGGAAAACCAAGACCCAGTAATAATCACATTTAATGATGTTGAATATAGACAGGCAGATTTAAACGAAGAGCAAATGACTCTTGCTGCTAAATTAAATGTTGCTGGCAAAAAATTAGCTAGACTACAAGAGGATTATGATGATTATGTCATAACGAATGAATACAAGAATATTTGTATTGAATCGTTTGATAGAGCTATCAATCCTAAAGATGTAGAAGAAGCTGAGGTAGTAGAGGAAGAATAATGCCTGCTCGTAAGACTGCTAATGACGTACACTCAGACCTAAGAGTTCATGAGAAAATGTGCGAAGAACGCTGGAAAACTATTTATAGAAAAACTGATGACTTACAAGCATCAGTCAATAGTATGAAGGGTTGGTTATTAGCAGGTCTTACAACAATAATAATTAGTATGTTTACTCTAGTCCTTAGAGGTTTAATTTAATTTTAATTAATATATGATAGACAAACTTATCGAACCAGTCAGTGACATTTTAGATAAATTTGTTGTTGATAAAGATTTAAAAACAAAACTATCTCATGAACTACAAAAAGAACTTATATCTTTGGATAAAGCACAAATTGCTCTCAATTCTGAAGAAGCCAAAAACAGGAACTGGTTTGTATCAGGAGCAAGGCCATCAATTTTATGGATTTGCTCATTTAGCTTGGCTGTACATTATTGTGTATTGCCTATCGCAACTTGGATAGCTGTTGCCAATGGAGTTGATTTAAAACTTGAAGCTCTTGAGTTTGATTTTTCACAACTTACTACAATCCTTCTGTCCCTTCTTGGGATGTCATCACTTAGAACCTTTGAGAAAACAAAAGGCGTACACACAAAATAATATGGATAAAATAAAAGAAATGTTGGTCAAGCATGAAGGGTTGGTTTGTCATGTTTATGATGATAGTCTTGGGTATAAAACAATAGGCGTAGGGCGTTGCTTAGACAAGAACGGCATATCAGAAGATGAAGCTATGTATCTACTTGATAATGATATTAAAAGAGTCATAGAAAGCCTGGACAAGCACTGGCATGTTTGGAGAAGTTTCCCTGAACTTGCACAAATGGTTTGTGTTGATTGCACCTTTCAAATGGGCATAACAGGATGGATGGCTTTTAGACATACAAGAGCACTTATGGAAATGGAGTGTTGGTTAGAAGCATCAGAAGAATTACTTAGAAGTAAGTATGCAACACAAACACCTAATAGAGCGGCTTACAATTCAAGGCAGTTAGCCTTATGTCAAAATGCCAAGAAAGACATCAGACCAACATCAGGCTAATTCAAGACTAGGTGCTTTGGGTGAATCCCTAGTACAAACATTCCTTTTGGAATATGCAGACTTCTGCTATCCAACCCAAGAAAAACATCCAGCAGATTTGATCGTAGAATTTGGTAACGCTATATATACAGTGCAAGTTAAAAGCAGAAGAGCTACTAAAGAAAAGAAGTTTGTCTTTGCTGCTGAGAACTCAAGAGCAATGTCTGATACTTACAAGAACTATCCTTGCGATATTCTAGCCTTTGTATTCTTCTTTGATAGTCAAAAGAGAATCATGTTTAAATCTAATACATCCTCACAAAACTATTTCACCTTTGATAAGAAAATTATCACCGACACTATGGAGCTAGATTCACTTCAAGAATCTCTTGATACCCTAAGTTCAGTTCCTGTTTTAAATCCTATAATTTAATCCTTGC